GTTCCAGCCGGGACGGACGAGCTGACCTCGGCCACCGTGCCGTTCGAGTTCCGGGCGTTCAGACCATTGTTCAGGATGGTGCCGACGTCGAACTCGTCGCCAAGGATGTAGCACTGCTGGCGACAACGGATCTTGTACCCGTTGGCGAAGATCCTGACGCCCTTGTTGATCGTCAGGATCTCGTAGTTCATGTCGCGGAGCAGGGTCGTGTCCGATGTGAACGTCACGACCCCGTCAGCGCCATCCCCGTAGATAGCGTCGAACATGCCGGAGTTATTTCCGCGCAACGGCGGCATCAAGTCACCTTGAACGAGTGCGAGTAGACAGGAACGTGCCCGGGTGCGTCAAACCGCAGGCAGAAGTTCCCCGTCCCTCGAACATAGAGGTTGTCAAAGCGGATGCGCCCGCCGTTCATCTTGCGGGTCGGGTTCCCCATGAGCATCGGCAACGGGTCGTCACGGAGGTCCTCATGTTGCAGGGAGACGGTCACCTCCTTGTCCCTGTCCAGCACGTCGTCGAACGGTCCGCGGACGACGACCGAGATGGTCGTGACGGGGCTCATGTGACGGATGTCGTGTGGTTGGTTCTCGAGGTGCAGCCACTCCGTCTCTTCGATGTCCAGCGTGTCTAGATGGCAGTCGAAGCAACGGTGGGCGAGGGACAGGTCGTTCGCCGTCGTACCGTCGACGACCTCACCGAGCTTCGTACCGCAGTCTGCACACAGGAGGTCCATTAGATCGCCGGGCTCTCTGCGATGATTGTTTCGGTGCCGTCGATGCTCCAGCGGATCACCAGCTGGGAGCGGTTAAGGGCCGGCGACTGACCGACCGGCATGCCGTTGTTCTTCAGGTACAGGATCGCTCCGCCGGGCGATCCGAACGGGAAGCCGGGGGTCGTGCTCGGGTTCGAGCCGGTCGGAAGCGTGATCTCAGAGTACTGCTGGTAGAGGACGTTCGCCGCCGCGGCCGCGATCACGAAGTCCTGCGGAGTCGCCCCGCCGAAAGTTCCCTTGTGCTGGATGAGGGCGCCGTCCTGCCGGAGGAAGATGAAGTCGTCGGTGACCTGGGCGCCCGCCGGATACGATCCCGAGGCCAGGCGCGAGCCGAAGCCGAAGAAGTTACCGGAGATGATCGCGAATCGGGTGTCGGTCAGGGCCTGGCCCACGACGTTGTACTCCGACGCGTCCACGAACTTCGTCGGATCCCCGCCGACGGGGATGACGGTGCCGTCCGTCTTCGGGAAATTCAGCGTTCCCGAGTTGGTAATTCCGTCGTAGACCCAGTTGCTCATGTTCTAGATTCTCCGCTCCTCGTGTCTGGATAACTAGGTGCGTACGTAGACTGTGATCACGCCTTCGGGCACGAACGGCACAGTCTGGCGCCTGTAGTTCCACTGGAGCTTTGGCCTCTCCAGCATGTGGCTCTCCACCACGAACTCGTCTCCGAGGAAGACCGATCGGGCCGGAAGAAGCCTCTGGACCATCGTGATGAAGCTTCGGTCGAAGAACTCCAGCATGTCCGCGAAAACCCTGAAGTTCAGACGTCCCTGGAGCCTCTTGAAGTACTGCTGCCGGATGTTCTCCAGGTCCGTGTAGGTGGCCCGGTAGCGGTTGGCCGGCAAGCCGATGGCATTGTTGAAGTTGTCCATGGTCGAGATGGCCTGCGAGATGTCCTCGTTCAGGGCGTCGATCATGTTGAACTCCAGGGCGAGCGCCTGATTGTCGTACGTGACGTCTGAAGGCTTCACCTCCGAAGAGTTCAGGATGCGAATCTTGTCCTCGTTCCAACTGAAGTCAGGAGAGGCGATGTAGTTGTAATCAAACAAGAACTTCTCGAAAGGCGCCACATTTGGAACGAACCCAACACCGCTGCCGGTAATTCCGTTCTGTGAGATGTCCTGGAAGATGTTCTGACCCGAGATCGACCCGTCGAACGAGGCGGTCACGTTGTCGTTCAGGCGCCAGTGGAGAGCGAGCGACGAAAGGTCGTTCGGGTAATCCGTGCCGTAGCTCTGGAAGTTCAGGGTGTGGTCAAAAATCTCTGTCTTCGTGAGATTCTTGTTCCAGACACGAGCCTCCTGCACCCACCCCTGGGCCTGCAGCCCGTTGGTCGCGCCGACCACCAGCTGCCAGAGGCTGCTCCCGGAGTACTCGGCAGCCGACACGGTGGAGGCCGAGAGGTCGACATCAATCTCATCGTAGTTCAACCGGTGGAGCCGGAAGTTCAACGTCCCCGAGAGCGGGTTCCGATGGATGGATACGTTGTACCACTCCTCGTTCGCGATCGGGATGTTCGACATGCTGAGCAGGCCCTCGCTGCCCGTGAGGTACAGCGTGCCCGTCGTGCTGCCGACGTAGGGTGTCGTCCAATAGACCTGGTACTGGAGCTGCTGGGGACCGGTCGGAACGAGAATCCCGCCGCTCGAGGACAGGGCGGTGGCGTAGAGGGCGAACAGTGATCCGGTAGTGATCGTCGGAAGGATCTCGGCGCTGGACGACAGCGGCAACGCGAACCGCATCTCGGCGGCCAGGGCGGATCCCGTGAACGGGACGGACATCACCGAACCTGTCAGGCTGCCGGAAAACATGAGCGTGTAGACACTCTTGTCGGCGTGGATGCGGTTCGTCTGGATGCCGACGTTCGGCTTGTACCCGTACTCCTTCAGGCGAACGAAGTTCTTGTTCACACCGTAGATGCGGAAGAACGACTCGACGCTCTCCCGGGTGCCCTTCGTCTTGTACAGGTACATCAGGTTGATCAGTGTACGCTTCCAGAACTCGTTCTTGATCTGGTAGAGCTTGACGTCAAGCTCCTTGTTCGCGTCCTGGTTCGCCAGGACATTCTTGCCGAGGAGGTACTGGAACGCGTCCGCGCTGAGGAAGTTCCCCGTGAACTCCCAGCCGAAGAACCGGGCGATGTCAGCCAACAGGGCGTCCGGGGTCTGGTTGAAATCGGTGTAGTTCGCCCGCAGCACCTTGGTGAACTGGTCGATCTTCACCTTGATCTGGTCGAAGTTGCGGGCCAGTATGTACAGGAAGTTCTGGAGGACCGTCGTGTTCTGGATACTCTCCAGGTTCAGGAAGTTTTCCGGGACGAGCCGGGTAATGATGTTGTCGCTCGCCCGGTCGTAGGCGGTCCCCGACGCCTGCTGGGTAGCGATCAGGGTCTGGACCTCGGGAGAGTTGAAGTAGGCCGAGAGCATCAGGCTCGGGCTTCCGAACGGGACCAACGTGCCAGAGCCGCGGATCCCGGTCCAGTAGTTCATGATGCGTCCGTTGATGCGACGACCAGAGAAGTCCAGGACGAGCGGGTTGTTCCCGTCATCGGGGTTGATCGATCCTGACTCGTTGAAGTGCCAGAGCCCCATCAGATTGTTCTGGGCGTAGGCCTGGACGTTGTACGTGCCGGTCAGGTCCGCCAACTGCAGGGCCGCCTTCCACACCCGCACCTCGTCGAGGGCACCGGAGATGACTGCCGTCACCTTGTCGGACAGGGTACCACTGCCAATATAGGCCTGGGCATTGCCTATGTTGATGGGCCCGCCGATGAGGCTGGAGGCGCTCGCCACCGCGACCGGAAAACTGCCAGCTGAACCGGTGTAAGCGACCAGACTCGGCGACAGGGTGTTCGTACGGTCGTAGACGAAGGCGTAGTACGCCGTCTGCCCGTCGACCTGCGGGGCCGACACCTCGGTCGTCACCGAGCCCGAGACCATCCGGAAGACCATGTTGCTGCCGGAAGCGTAGATCGTGTAGCCGTCACCCGAGGCGCCGACCTTCTGGAAGACGACCATGGCAGCCGAGTTGGAATATGTTCCCGAGAGATTGCACCAGAACTCGACGGCGACCGAGCCCGTGCTCGGGCTGAGGACACCGACCTGCTGGGTGGTCCCGGCGGTCGTGTCGCCGATCGTCTGGCCGACGTCGACGATCGAGACGTAGGACGAGGAGATGGACGAATCGAACCGGAGGTGTCCGCTGTTCTTCGGCCACACGCTGAGCAGGTAGCGCTGGTACGGATCGAGGTCGTAGACCCAGGTGTCGATCACGTCGATGCTGGCGTCGTACGGGTACTCGTTGATGATCTTCTCGGCCGTGATGTTGAAATAGTCCAGGGCCGAGTTGAAGAAGACGAAGTTCGAGAAGTCGGAGTAGTCGACCTTGGACTCCGCCACCTGAAACTGACGGAGCTTGCCGATGATGTAGTTCTGCTCTTCGGGCTTGACCGAGATCGTCGCAAGGCTCTGCGGTGTCCCGGCAACAACCGTGCCGGGCTTCTTCATCTGGTCGTCGAAAAGCGAGAAGAGCTTGCTAGCCATTCAGCTCCGTGTCACAGAAGAGGAGGTACTCCTCCATGAGGCTCTCGTACTCGGGAGAGTCGCCAAGGTCGTCCCGAAGAAGCTTGGCCAAGGCGGCCTCGTACTTCTTCTTCGACGCGAACCGGAACTCCGGTCTCTTTTCGTCCTGCTTGTCCATCTCTAGAAGCTGCATTTTCCTCACACTATTCTGAACTTGAATCCCTTGTCGACGACCTGCTTGCGGCCGTCTTGATCAAATAGGAAGACAACGCGATAGACCTGCCCGGGCGCGAGGGCTCCCATCTGAAAATCGAAGTAGTTGCCGTTCCCGTCGTAGCTGAGCCGGGTCCAGTCGGTCCCACCGGTGTACGACCCGGTGCCAAAGGGAACAACCTGCTCCTTCGTCCGGTCATTGTCGATCCGGTAGTAGCCACGGTTGATGATCGTCCCGACCGGAGTGACCGAGCCCGTGTTGAAAACCGGCGGGTTGTAGTCGAACGGGCGGACCAATACACGGAGCTCCGGCATCTCGTCGGTCGTGTACTCGTTCTTGAGGTTCGGCATCTCCACCTCGTACCGTCCGGGCGAGATCGAGGGCTGGGAGAACTGGTCCGTCGGAAAGAAGTTGCCGGTCATGTAGGCTCTCGATCCGAGATACCAGATGTCCGAGAACAGCGAGCCGGAGTATGAACCGGTGGG